AGATGCGCAAGCCCTTCGTCTTCAACGCCATCGATTGGGTGAAATAAGTTATCGTTGTTTAGAGCTGGACCTGCGTAAACCCATAATTATACCAGCATTTATCAACAGTATAAACGCACAAGAGTGGCCACATCTTAACATAGCACATGGCTGTTTAACAGAAGATGCGCAAGCACTTGAATTGAAAAAAACATTTAATGTTACAGAAGTCATGAGAGACCTATGGAAGGGAATGGAATGTAGATTCAATCACCTCTGTAAAATCAATCATGAAATTCTAGCAAAAGCAGTAATTGAATCAATTGAAAAAGACAAACAACTAGATTTGATCAATGTAGGATTCCATAAAGAAATTATCACTTTAGATAATTATAACGATTTGAATTTTGCAAAGGAAAATCTTTGCATGGTGGATTTTAATACAATGTTAGCTGGTTCGAAAAGAGCCGGCTCATGGTCATAAAGGATAACAAATGAAAATTGGACTAAGCTACAGCCGTTGTGTATTGGACATTGTGGAAGGCCGTGTGAGCATGGATGATGTGTTGGTATTGATCACTCGTACAGATTTTGATCCACGGGATGATGTGCAGTGGACAGGAATTTGGACGGGTTACTGCCTAGGAGGACTGAGTAATCCCGAATGGGGCAATTATGATTTCCACAGCAAAGACGATGAAGACAAATTCCGCAGTGTGAGCTGTATGCTGTACGAAGATGGCAAGATGCATCAACCTCGTAAATTTGGTGCTCGTCCTCAACGACGTCCGGAAATTTGGTTGGAAGCAGTGTTGCCCAATAGTGAATTGGAGGCCAATCCCACTGCCAAATTGGCTTGGGAAAAGTTCCAAACCATTGCTGCTCTTTCGAGTGTCACACTGGATGACAAATACAAATAATTCAAGTATACTAACACTATTGTAACTTGATAGAAAGTTGATATGCGGTATTCAATTATATGTTTGGCCTTGATGGTTTCAGCATGCGATCAAGCACCTCCTCAAGTGATTGTTCAAATCAAAGAAGTGCCTGTGGAAGTTGCGGCAATACCCGAAGGTCCGGATGGCTGCAAAGTGAATACCACAAGCAATTTGGTTACTGAACACACTGTGAGTCCAATTAAAAATCTAATCAAAGTCAAAGGCAAGGACGGCCCTAGGAACTTGTGTACTGTGGAATTTGAAATTGATATTGATGGTAAAACTTACAAATTGACAGAATCTGAAGTTGGGCTAGAACAGCAAGACAGTCTTTGCTACTATGCAAGAGAACGTGCTAGGAAGAATCTTCTTTTGGATATTGGTGGAACTTTCAAAAGTGAATCCAATATTAATTGCAAGTATCATACCAGTTAATTGGTGAAATTCGTCGTTGACACTGGACAGTTGATGCGCTATAATACTAACATGTTTAACACACATAGAAAGGCAACTTTATGAAGGCATTTATTTTAGGCACTGTCTTTGGACTAGTTTTGGCAACTGTTGGATTTTCCGGTATTGCTAAAATGTTGGACAACGGCATAGACACAGTTAAAACACACAGTCAGGAGATGGCAAAATGAAAATGATAATTTTGAGTTTGGTAGTTATGACCCTAACCGCATGCGGCACTATTGGTGGTGCTGTAGAAGGTGCGGGACAGGATTTAAACAAAGCAGGTCAATATATTAAGAAAGTAGGAAACTGAGATGAAAAAAATTCTAACACTTTTACCCATTGTTGCTCTTTTGACAGCATGCGGCACAACTGATGTTTATCAAAAGCGTGTGGAAAACGAACGCGAGTATAAAGAAAAATCCATTGACCAGGCATTGAAGCGCCGTCCAAGTTTCATGGGCAAGTTGCCCACCAGCGACAGTGCTGTTTTTGCAGCTGCAGAAGGTACTTCTGAAAGCTACAACATGGCTGTGCATTTGGCTCGTACCAATGCCTTGACAGAGATCTGTTACAGTGCAGGCGGCACAGTGAGTTCAAACACCAAGCAATTTGAAACTGGCTCAACACAGTCCAGCAGAATTGAAAAAGCCACCAAGACCAGTTGTAATGCTGTGGATGTGACTGGGGTTGAAACATACGGTGCCAAGAACGTAGACGAGAATCCAGTTGTGGTTCGTTCAGGCAACAAGTACACAGCATTTGTGCTGGTGGCACTGCCCACCGGTGATGCAAACGTTCTGCGTCGGGCCAAGGAACGAAATGTTCGTGAACAAAACGAAAACACACGTTCATCTGAAGCGTTCAAAGAGCTGGACAAACAATGATCAAAGAGTACATCAAAATTGTAGAATCAATGGAAGGCATCACTGACGATTGGTTCTTGAACGGAAGTTTTGAAACTTTCAAAAAGCCAGCCATCGAAAAATACAAGATTGCTCGAGATTCAGGCACAGTTGACACACTGGAGGGTCCGGTTCGATACGAGCCAGGTCATTATATCATGACTGGGCCCAAGGGTGAACAGTATCCTATTACTCCTGAAAAGTTCAAAGAATACAAAGACGATTTGGGCGACGGAGAATGCTCTCCCAAAAAGATTCATAAACATGCCAAGCTGGCAGACCACGACGGTTCAGTTGTGTTACAGTATAATGGACAATCATTAGCGTATAACGCCGGCGAAGACTATATTGTACGTCACGGTGCTGGAGACTACGGCGTAGTAAAGAAAGACATCTTTGCCCAGACATACAACACATCAAACATTAAAGGATAAAGATGCCCAATTTGGTACCAATGGTTATTGAAAGTGAGCCCAAGGGTGAACGAGCTTATGACATTTATAGTCGTTTGCTCAAAGACCGTGTGATCATGTTGGACACTGATGTTAACGAACACACGTCAAGTTTGTTGGTTGCCCAGTTGCTGTTTTTGGAAAGTCAAGGAAATGAAGACATCAATTTGTTTATCAATAGCCCGGGTGGCAGTGTTACAGCAGGACTAGCTATCTACGATACCATGCAGTTTATTCGACCAGATGTAGCAACCTATGTCATGGGTCAAGCATGCAGCATGGGCAGTTTCTTGTCACAAGCGGGTGCGGCTGGCAAGCGGTTTGTGTTGCCTGAATCACGCACCATGATCCACCGTGTTAGTTCTGGTACTCCGGGCACACGTGGCACAGTGCATGTACAGGAACTGGAGTTTGAAGACGCAAAACGCAGTTTTGAAGAATCCAAGCGTATCAACGAACGCCTAACTGAATTGTATGTTAAGCATAATACAGCTGGAAAAACATATGCTCAGCTGTACGAAGCTATGAAATTTGATACGTTTTTGAGTGCCGCAGAAGCGGTTGCTTACGGATTGGCTGATAAGGTCATTGAAAAACGCCCATAAAATGCGCATATAACTGAAAGCCCTAGTACACTATAAATACGTATGTATAGGAGTGTGCCATGGCCCGTAAGGCGTTTAACTGGTCTTTGTTGGATCGAGATATGCTGTATTCAATGCTCCACAATCTCAAACCCGAGATTGTGGATAAACGCCTCACCATTGGTCAGTTCACCAGCCTTGTGAGCAAGCACATCAAAACACTGTTACCTGTAAAGGTAACAACCAGTCGATTTGCACCTGTACGCAAAGGTGAAATTTGGATTGGTGGCGCTTACCACAGCTATTTGGATAACGCTGGAAATAAAAGATTTATTGAAATACAACTGGCCTGTCCGCCCGATGCACAAACTATGAAAACCAGTGAGTACAGATGGGGTCGAATTTGCACAGTTTTTGCAGACACTGTGCTTCACGAAATCATTCATACTCGTCAATATCGTGCTAGAAATTTCAAAGATATTCCTGGATACGAAAGCACTGCATACTATGCCAAGGATCGCAGAGAGCAAGAGTACTATGGACACCGAGACGAAATGGGAGCCCATTCTTTTAATCTAGCACAGGAACTGATTGATAAATTTGGTTTTGACACCACAGCTATCAGCACGTATTTGGACAGTCGTGTTCCAAAACGTGCTAGACCAAATGGTTGGGGCCGCTTTATGAAAGCATTTGAGTACGATCATGCTCATCCAAAAGTTTGCCAAATGAAACACAAAATTATGAAACAATTGGAATATGCTGAAGTAGGTAAGCCATTTAAGACATCAACACACTTGACATACTGATAACTACACTGTATAATACATACATTAACAGTTAATTAACGGAGTTGAAATGAGTCGTTGCGCTAGCCACATTTGGGACTTGGAGTGCCATCCAAGTCGTTTAAACAAAGAAGCCATTATTGAAGTTATTGCCCAGGAAGGCAATAACGAATTCTTTGCGGGTTGCCGACTTGCATTAGACCCTATGATCACATTTGGACTTAAACAAATACCGGAGAAAAAAGATGAAGATGGTGATGGCTTGGATTGGGATAGTTTTAGTCTCATTATTACTGGTTTCGTTAATCGTGAACTCACCGGCAACCTTGCCCGTGACACTGTTGCTAAGATGATGGCATCTGCCACCAAGGCAGAATGGAATGGATGGTATCGACGCATACTGATCAAAGATCTGCGTTGCGGTGTTAGTGAAAAAACAATCAACAAAGTGGTGGAGAAGAAATATGCTGATTATGCTATTCCTGTTTTTGGTTGTCAGCTTGCTCATGATAGTGCAAATCATGAATCTAAAGTGGCAGGGAAGAAACTTATCGAAGTTAAACTGGATGGCGTTAGGGTTATCACTATTGTACGTAGTGACGGTCGTGTGGATATGTTTAGTCGCAATGGCAAAGAGCTTGCTAATTTCCCACACATTGTAGAACAACTCAGTAATGTGGTGAAAACACACGGCACTGACAAAAATATAGATGTTGTACTAGACGGCGAGATTATGAGCAGCAGTTTTCAAGACTTAATGAAACAAGTGCATCGTAAAGACAATGTAGCAGCAGGTGATGCTGTTCTTAATTTGTTTGATGTGTTACCCTTAGAGGATTTTGAAAAAGGTTTTTGGAATAAAGATCAAGCTGCTCGAAGTGATATGATTTATTATTGGCATAAAACATATAAAGACCTGTTACCTAACGTGACAGTTGTGGGGCACGAACTTGTTGATTTAGATACGGAAGCCGGCCAAGTACGTTTTAAAGAAATTAATCAAAAGGCAGTTGCAGGTGGTTATGAAGGTATTATGATTAAGGATCCAGAGGCACAATATGAATGTAAAAGAAGTGTTGCTTGGCTCAAGCTCAAGCCGTTTATCGAAGTTAGTCTTGAGGTCAAGTCGCTGGAAGAAGGCACTGGAAGAAATGTCGGACGTCTTGGGGCATTGGTCTGCAAGGGCGTGGACGACGGTAAATCAATTATGGTCAATGTGGGTAGTGGTTTTAGTGATAATGATCGTGATACTTTTTGGAGTGCAGGT